CTGCTGATATCATTGATTACAGCAAACTCACCATCAACGCACTTGCCAACATGCCTGCTGGCGAACGTGGTTCCAAGGTGTCTGATGAAGACATTGAAGAATTCCTGAAAGACTACGTTGCGGTGATGCCGCAAGCCGCGGGCAAAGACGCCAGCAAGATCAAGGCGCAAGCCAACATCATGCAGAAAGGTCTTCGTACTGTCAAGACTGATAAGCGCGTTCTCGGCGCAATGGACGAGATGCTCACTATCTGGGCTGCGTCCAGTGAAAACGTTGACGAGCACACTCCTGTTTACGATATGCTGAAAGGGCGTATCAAGAAGTGGATCAGTGCCGAACCGAAGAACGTGCTGGAATCCATCCTGTAATAGTAAGCAGGTTCAATGAAGGGAGTTGCTGGTAGCGATACTGGTAGCTCCCTTTGTTGAGTGTGTTGACTGTTAGCCGCAGGCATTGTAATAGTCAAGTTGAGTAGCCTTCGATTGTGGTCTAGGAGAAATCCGAATGCGACCTAGGTTGGCAGGACGTTAGAGATGGTAGCTTAAGCTATCCGGGACAATATGAGGTAGCAATATCTTTGAGTCAATGACCGCCGAACAAAGCACTTGCTAGACGGTATCAATTCGACGACGGATATGAGACTCCCGTGCAACTAATGCGCTTGTCAACACACTCTTCTAACAAGCAACGAGCAACAAGAAGCTAACTCCCAGAGGATTCAGATGGATGATTCAGGGGCAATCGAAGATGCTAGCATGACAGTTGATAATACTGTCGCAGGCACAAGGACTAAAATACTAGCGTACTTAGGGCAACTTAAGGGCGCTTCTTTTGTTTCGGCCAAAAAACTGTGTTACGATTTACAACTTCGTTACACAACGGCAAAGAACACCTTGACGACCCTCGAAGAACGCGGGTTAGTTGAGAAGAAAATAGAAACAGAAAAAGGAACGGTGGCTCTATTCCGAATTGATCCGGCGGCTACGCAACTCATGCGTAACTCGGTCAACTTGCGAACAGCGTATGTTCCGCCAGAGTGGAGTGACGCTTATGGCAAGCATCCGTGCATTAATTGATGCCATTATAGATGCGCCAGTAGGAGCGAAGATACACCTTGAGATTGAAGATAGACGAGAATATGAAACAGTTAGAACACGACTCTGCAAATTCTGGAATGAGCATAAGGAAGTTATCCAAGCCATTGGCGAGGACAATGATCCTGCGCTCGAACTCGGCTTGTGTGGAAACTACGATCACAGTACGCGAACTGCGGAGTTTTACCTTGGAGTGCCGAGAAGAAAGATGGCAAAGCACTACTCGTTCACAGTTGTCCAGCCGCAGGACACCAGCAGTGAAAACGACACTGCACCTACCAGCGAAGAACCAAAGGTAGGAACATGACGCACGTTCCATACAAGTCTCATAACTTCAAATACTACTGCTATCATATGCGCAGAATTTGGGCTAAGGCTCTTATTGCTTGCGTGCAAGAAGGTAGAGACTGGTATAAGATATGAGTAGCTGGCAACTCCCAAAGAATCCTACCTCCGGCAACTACGAACAGATTTGGCGCGCACTGGCTGCGAACACCAAAGCTGCTATCGTGGTCAACTGTCCGCCGTGGCACATGGAAACTCTCATTCAAGCAGTTAAAAAGATAAAGAGTACGGAAAACGCTAATCGGAAACGATTGGACGATCCGGCACTCCCGCACTGGGGACGGCTAGTTGTAAAGAAAGACGTAGACAACAAAACCGTAACTTTCTCACTCACTTACGCACTTGAGGATTTGATATGACCGTTCAAGAATTGATTGATGCTTTGCTTCTTGCAGAAGATAAAACATTGCAAGTAGTTTATAGGGACTACGAATACGGAGACTTCAGTAGCATAAGTACGCCTGAACTCGCGGAAGTTCAGTTTGCTCAGATGTATCCGCCACTCCTTGTCGGGCAGAAAGTTGTGGTGCTAGCATGACTGCACCTGCACCTAAACATATTGTTCCTGATCTTGACGCTGAGAAGAAAGGCGTCCACGTCAGCAACTCTGTCTACTTCGCAAGCGAAGAATTCAACGCACTGCGGAAAGAACTCTACGACTATTGGCGAGCAGAACCTGCCAGTGTTGCTGGCGAAAGTGGGCACGCGCTCTGGTACTACAGTGGGCTGATGATTACTGATCCTGTTGCATTCGTAGAAATCATGGCGCTGGAAACAGGCTTGCCACTGATCTTCGACAGTGCGAACGAAGCAGGCGTCTGCTTGCAAATTCTTAATGCTCTGAGGAAAAAGAGAGGAGTTACCGGACTATGAACCCAACACCTGAACAACTCGCCAAGCTAACTCCCGAGGTTGCCGTATGAACTTACATCAAGCTGTAGTGGAAGGTAAGATGCTGGTTGACGAGCAAGACCTGCAACAGTACGGTAGCTGGCTTGTAAGCATCTGGACTGACCAGACAAATTACACTTGCTGTCATATTTGGGACAGTAGTATCTCGCCTATTGTCTACTGGAATCCGGGTCGCCTGTTTTTGCAGGCGCCTGCCGTAATTCAAGTAGACCACCAGAATCTTAATCCGCTAGATTGCCGCCGTACAAACATGCGGCTGGCTACGTCAATGCAGAATGCTCAGAATCGCGGTATCACTTCGCGTAACACTAGCGGCTACAAAGGAGTAACCCTCCGCAAGAAGACAGGACTCTACGAAGTAGCTATTCGTGTTAACAAAGTGCTTATCTTTCTAGGCTCCGTTCTCGATCCTGCTGTTGGCGGCAAAATGTACGACGAGGCTGCAAAGAAGTATTTTGGAGAGTTTGCTAATCTTAACTTCCCGGAGCAATCATGACCCCTACAAAAGAACAGCTAGAAAAATTGAGTGTAGATCATCCTATCTTCACAGTGCTGGAACGCATGTCTCTGGTAGAAGAAAAGATGGCGAAAGCTGATCCTGAGATTGGCACACATCTTCGTGTTATCCATAAGACGCTCGGAGAGTATGAGGAATTAGCTCACTTGCTTTCTCCCGAACAGATCGGCGTACTCATGAAAGGCTTGCAGAAACACACGGGAATACAACTCGTGATGGAAGATCAAGCCAAAGGAAGTCGCGGTAAGAGCAAGAAGACTACCGTTGACGATATCATCTAACAGGAGCAAGAACAATGAACGTCGTTACTTGCAATCAACCTTCCCGCAAAGAAGATATCGACATTCGGTACAATGAAGAATTACAGCAGCTTGAAGTGTGGACACAGCACGAGTATGGTTACTCTCTCGCCGGTTGCTGTTTCTTGGCAGCCGATCCTGCTGTCTTTGTGAAGAGAATAACGGACATCGCAAAAGATATGTTCGCAATTGGTTATGCTGTCCGCGCAAGAGAGACGCAAGCATTCCTTGCGAGCAGCGATCAACGATAACAAAAGAAAGAGATCACCTTGATGCCACGATTCTTAACAACAATATGTGATCCGAACACGCAAGAAATTGCCAACCACATCTCGCACGCGATGGACGAGATTAGTGGTCTTCTCTCGCATCCGTGGGTACAAGATACCTACCGCGACACGTACATCACTTCCGTTCTTCGCAAAGATACCTACGAGGAAACTGTAGCAATCTTCTACGAATACTTCTCTTGGGTAGTATCATGCGAAAACTTGGACGAAAAGATTATGAGCGCTTTGAACGGTGGAGATTCGAGTGCCTCTTGCAGCCAGCAACAGGACTAGGAGCATCGAATGCTATCCACACTTTCGAGTCTCTGGCACCTATTTACAGGGTTGACTTTGATAGCCATGTTGATAGTTGGCATCATAGCAGCAATCGAGCTGTACCTGAGCATATTCCAAACTTTTGTTACCTCTGTAAGCGACCGCATACTGGAGAGCTTGTACCGTATTGTGTTGCTTGCAGCCATCGGCTACTCACTGATTGCTTTCCTAGCAGCGCTTATTGGTGGAGATATCAATGCGCGTTGAAACTATACTTGATGATCTTGACGCCGCCGCAGATAATGGCGGACGGTCTGGGAAACTTCCTCTTCCGGGACTTTCAGCAGAGGATATTGCAGCCCTCAGAAGCTGTGGAAACCCTGTTGCTGCGCTCGCAGGAGAAACTACAGACAAAGCATACTTCCAACTCCAGCGATTCCGCAACGTAATAAGCAACAGTATCCTCGGTGGATTGCATGCTTGTCCGCGACGGTTGCTGCTGGAGAAGATTGAAGCAAACAAAGCAGCGCATCTGCAACTTCCAGAATCTCCGAACATCGACTTCGTATTCGGCCACTCTGTTGGCGCAGGAGTGCAAGCACTCTTCGCATTCGAAAGGTTAGACTATGCTCTTTACGCAGCATTCCTTAGCTGGCGAGCAGGCTGGGACTTTGGACGAGAAGACTACCTGCGAAGAAAGAATAAAACAATTGAGAAAGCAGTTCTCGCAGTTGAATCATTCTCCTATTTCCGAAACTCGAATCTCGATGAATGGGAAATCTATACAACTGCGACTGGCAAACCAGCCGTCGAAATTAGTTTTTGTATTGACCTCGGCAAAACCAAATACTACGGGCACATCGACCTTATCCTTAGAAATAAGAGGACTGGCCGCATCGCTGTCGGCGAGATCAAGACAAGTGGATACTCTAATCCAGACGAAGCAAGCTACCGAAATAGCGGACAAGCTCTTGGCTATAGTCTTATCCTCGATTCTATTGTCGGAGTTGACGCAGACTACGATGTAATCTACATGACGTACAGCAGCACTGGACAAGAGTGGCATCTCATGCCCTTTGCTAAGAGTACGCACATGAAACTGGAGTGGCTGCAAGATAGGCTGATTGACAGCGGACATTTGCAGCAGTATTTCCAACTGCAACATTTCCCTAAAAACGGAGCAAGCTGCTTGCAATTCAACCGGCGTTGCCAGTTCTACGGAACTTGCGATCTGGTTAACAAAGAAGCGTTGAATGCACTACCAATCATGGACGATCCGCGTAAAGAGTATCTCGTGGATTATTACTATGACGTAGCAGAGTTGATTGAACGACAGAAAGGAACCGCACCATGAGCACAGAAAGAAATTACGTGATTGAAGCGAAGTATCGCTACTACATCATAACACTTGACGGCGTTACCGGAACAAACGACAGCAAACTGGCACGCCAGATTGTTGCCGATGACGAGTATGCCGTAGTTATCGACGTGCATGATAACACTGTCATGATGCCGCCGAGAGAAGATGGCGGAGATGCAGTCGGCGAAACAATTCCGGAGGCGAGATAGATAATGAAACTCGCTGACTACAAACCTTCCGCCACCCGCCACATTATGATCTACGGTCCTCCCAAGGTAGGGAAGACTGTTCTCGCAATGATGCTTGCGAACTACGGCTACAAACTCTGGTACTGTGATGGTGAGGATTCCATCAAGAGTGCATGGACAGTAGACGAAAATGGCAAGCGGGTTATTAGTGATGCTGCCATCGACAACATCGAGCTCATTCGACTTCCCGATACTGTCTTCTATCCTATCATGGGCGAGACGGTCCTCAAGATAGTAAAGGGCGGTGTCTGCAATGTCTGCCACCTGCACGGGAAAGTCAGCTGTCCAATTTGCAGCAAGACTCCTGACGCGGCTATCACTACCGTCGACGTCAATACGTTCACGAACAAGGACGTGCTTGTAATTGACAGTGGCACGCAACTCTCCAAGTCCTTCATGCACCACATCAAGAAGAAGGATATCCAAGCAGATAAAGAAGATATGAAGCCGGAGCGCGATGACTACATGCGTCAAGGTTTCCTGCTGGACAGAGTTATGAGCATCATCCAAGTTGCGCCGTGGAACTGCATCATGATATCGCACGATGCTATGGTGGAAATGGAAGATAAGACCAAGCAGCGAATTGTGCCGGTGATGGGCACTAACAACTTCTCGCGTGAATGTGCCAAGTACTTCGATGACGTGGTGTATTGCGATAAAGTGAACAACAAGTTGCGAGCATTTAGCAGCAGCACCTACAGCAACACCGTTATCAGTGGTAGCCGTACAGGTAAGCTCATTGAGAAGCCTGAGAGTCGTGGGCTCGTGGAGTTGTTTGAATGAAGCCGCCACCAACTCCAAGCTTTCGTGCGCTTGAGACAACACTACCGGCTATGAACCACCTAGCCGCCCACGAACGAGATATCGCTTACGGCCAGCGTTTGGCCGCACTTGTTAACAAGAGAGAACAGTATATGGAAATCGTACGACCTCCCACGGATACTCCGCTAGCAGATATGGCTGCACGCGGGGCAGTCGCCGTAACTCGCAAGAGTATCCTATCCGTTGCCAGCGAAATCATCAACAAAGATCGCGCTGCTACTCACGGAGAAGCAGAGAATTCTTTCCAGACAATTGCAGACTATTGGTCTGTCTACCTGAGCAAAGAGTTTCATCATTCCGTAAAGCTCACGTCCCTGCAAGTAGCACAACTCATGGTGCTATTCAAGGTTGCACGCGCCCACAACAATCCGCAGCACCTGGATAACTGGGTGGATCAAGCAGGTTACACGGCACTTGCTGGCGAGATAGCGATGAAGCCGCCCACCAACGAAGGAGCTAACAATGCCTGATTTCACTTATGTTACCAAGCCGGTAACAGTAGAAGCATTCGAGTATGCGCTGCTGGATTCGCCACACACCATTGCATTACCCGGCTGGCTGATGCCTGCAATCAGCGGTGGAATTCTCAAACCCAGCGCTACTGTTCCAGATCAGTGGTACTGCACCACTAAGAACGGCGATGTTCTTATCAACAAAACGGATATGCTGATTCGTCTTGACGACGGCGAAATCTATCCGTGCGATATTGAAGTCTTCAAGAAGAAATACGAGAAGCTTCCCGGCGCAGCAGATCGCTAACTCTTTCCGAAAGGAACAAACCGAAGCAATCAAACTGATTCAACTCTCGTAGAGGCAACTCTAACTTTCTCAAACTTCCTAACTTTCAAACAGGAAACATCATGGCTACCACTGAAATGAACTTCGACGACATTCTCGACCAAAGCATTGACGATCTGGCAGACTTGCCTGAATTCAAAGTGCCGGATACGGGCATCTACAAGCTGCGCGTTACTGGCGGTACGAAAGCGATCAACAACAAACCGGCTGTTACCACCAGCTTCGTTGTCCGCGAAATCGTAGAACTGGCAGATAGCAGCATCCCGGAAGAACAGCGTGCGAAAGCTGGCGACAAGTTCGATATTGCCTACATCCTGAAGGATGAAGATGGCAACAAGAGCGAAATCGCAGAAGGTCGCATGAAGGAATTCTTGGCTCCGTTCCATGCGCACTACGGTGAGAAGAGCATTCGTGCTATCATCGAAGGGCCGTTGACGGAAGGTGTTGATATCACTGCGCAAGTGGTGAAGAAGGCTCGCAAGAATGATCCAGAGAAGTTCGATGCTCGCATCTCTGATGTGACGATCGACTGATCTCCTGCTGTTAGCAGGCTGAGACGTAGCCGCCGAAGCAGGACTCACAAGGTTCTGCCCGGCGGTTTTTCTGTTTATATAACCACCTTGGAGTTTCAACATGACAGACTTTCCTGATGAAGAGCCAGCAGTTCCTCCTATTTCGCGCGGGCAACAACTCGATCATACTACCCTCAGTTTCGGTATGCACAAAGGTAAGACTCCTTCGCAAATTGCGGAACTAGGTGCTCGCGGAGAATCCTACATTCGTTGGGCATACGAGAATCTTGATCGGCCATTCTGTAGTGAAGCGCTCTACAAAGCGTGCAAAGGTCACGGCAAGACTAAGCAGCAAGCATTGCAAGATGCGATTGCCAAGAGGCGAGCAGATGCTGCGAATCCGCGCAAGCAATTCGAGGACTACAATGATGACATTCCATTCTAAGAAAGCAGTGCTTATGTGCTTCGACGACTTAGTTAATGACCGAGCTACTGGAAGAACCTTCCGCACAGCGCTTTCTCTTTTGTTAGTATGTTCTTCGCAGCCAACAAAATGGTTTCCGTTAAGAGATCATCACGACACCGGAAGAATGTCCGAATATCTTTTTCGTGTAATGAGAGCTATGTGCGCTGATTTTCAGGTTACGTTAGAATACAGACACTCTACAAGAAACGGCTATGAAGTACGGATGTTGGTGAAATGAAACTCTTTCTTGCTGCCTCTTTCGAGGATGCCTCTTATCTCCCGCAGTTCGCAACTCTCGTTCGCGGGAAGACTGCAACTGCCGTGAAATTCAAAACAGAGACGCCTACGATGTATGCTCAGTTCATACAGTGGCTGAAACATTATGAAAGCGACGCAGTTGTTATCACGAATCAAGTCGTATTGGAGTTCGTGCTCAATGCGCAACTGGATTTCCGCCCTCCTAACAATCGCAGGGGAATTACTCTCAACGATTACCAAGGCTCGCTACTGGAAATACGTGTGGGAGATCGTCGTATTCCTGCTGTGGTTCTTAATCCTCTGCAACATCTTATTACTGTACCTTACGGTAAGTTCTTAGCAGAGCGCTGGTTGTCGAAGATTCTTCAGCCTGAGAAGTGGATGCCGGATATCCCGTTCAAGTGGAAACTAGTGGAGATTAAAAATGCAGAATCTGTTGTGGGAATGCTATCCCGTGCTCGCCTCATATCTGCCGACATTGAGACTCCAACTACTGGAGTCTGGTCAGAGCAGCGGGGCATTAACTGTGTCGGTTATGCCGGACTCTTTACCGGGGAAGACGGCGGAGTTTCGATTGAGTGTTTCGTGTTCCCGTTCGAGGAATGGAGCTACGATTTTATTCGAAGAATCAATGACAATAGTGTCCCTAAGGTGACCCAGAATGGCCTTTATGACAATGTCTACTTTCTCCGTTGGGGTCTTCCTGTCCGCAACTGGTACTGGGATACTTATCATTTCTTCCATTCGTGGCTATCGGAACTACCGAAAGACCTTGGTTTGGTTGCTGCATTCAGCGTCAGAAGAGTCCGCTACTGGAAAGACGACGGTAAGTCCGGAAGTCTTGAAGACTATTATCGGTACAACGCACAAGATTGTTGGGCAACTCTATGCGGCATTCTTGGTTTGCTTCGTGATGCTCCTGAGTGGGCTGTCACTAATTATGCTGAGCACGAATTTAAGCTAGTCTTTCCTTGCATCTCGTGTGAGATGGAGGGATTTGCAGTTGACAGCGAACGGTTCCAAGAAGTCTTCAAGCGGAAAATGGAAGATAAGTACAGCGAGTTACTAGAAATCCAGACGATGCTCGGCGGCCCCATTGATACTCTCCCGCTCAAACAGCGCAAGGTTACGAAGGAGGGAGTTACTAGAATGGTTGACGCTATTCAGAACTTCAATCCTAACAGCCCGAAACAGGTTGGTAATGTGTTCTCGATCCTCGGCTGCGGAAGTCTCGGAAGTACCGACAAAGCAGCAACACTGAAAGCGCGAGCAGCGCATCCTCTCAACGACAGAATCATTGGCGCAATAACTGAATGGAAAACAAATGCAAAACTCATCTCCAACTACCTCCAAGAATACAAAATTTGGAATGGACGACTGCTTTATAAGCTCGATCCTGGAGGCACGGATACCGGACGACTTGCTTCCCGCGCTAGTAGTTACTGGTGCGGATTTCAAATTCAAAACATTCCACGTGATGACACTGTCAAACAATGTCTCGTTGCTGATAATGGATGGCTTCTTGCAGAAGGAGACTATGCACAATCAGAAGCTAGATGCGTTGGCTACATGTCTGGTGAGACTGGACTTATCGACGTTGTTGAAGGACCAAATGACTATCACGCATGGAACGCGTCCAAGTTTTTTGGAGTTGCTTACGAATCAATTTACAGAAACGCAACCGCTGAGCAACCTGCGAAAACTCTTGACAAGCCATTGCGAGATCTTTCTAAACGCACCAACCACGGAGCTAACTACAACATGGGAGAAGGAGTTATGCTCGACACAATGGGTCCCAAGTACGTTGCAGAAGCTAAGCGGCTTCTCAAACTACCGCCAAAACTACCACTAAGAAAAGTCTGTGGTTACCTGTTGAGCGTCTATGAAAAAACTTATCCTCGTGTCAAGAAGGAGTGGTATGCCGACATTGTCAAAACAATCACGATCAGCGGAATGCTTGTCAGTTCACTTGGATGGACCCGCCGCTTTTTTGGTAAGCCCGCGGAGAACAAACAGCATCTCAATGCAGCAGTTGCGCATGGACCCCAGAACTTATCTGTGGGCATCATCAACCGCTGTTTTTTCGATATCTGGAAGCAATCATTTTACGGTGACCTTAGAGGTAAGATTAGAATCAAAGCGCAAATTCACGATTCGATTCTATTCCAGTACCGTGCGGAGTGTCCGGAGATTCCGGGAATTGTGCGCGACAGAATGCGGCAGTCGATTCCAGTCACTGATTGCTTCGGCATTACGCGAACAATGGTAATCCCGCCGGATATGAGTTGCGGGAAAACAAGATGGAGCGAACTGAAATGAGGCACAAACAATGACCACCAACCAACAGAAACTTGCAATGGAATTGAATTGGCATAAGCGTCAATGTATGGGCGCGTCAGGTACGGTTATTCCCAGATTCGAACGACGTGAGTATCCTCCAGCGCAGAAACTAGCACTTGAGCAACTGGAGAATGAAGCTCGCCACATTGTTAGTTTGCTGCGCGCTCACGTAGAGAACATCGAAACATTCTGGGTGGTATACGGGAGCGAACGCGGCAGACGCGAGTTAATACGCAAACAGGAACTACGGGAGAAAGCGCGCGCATGGTTCATGGGAACAGGACCAGAACCGACAGAACAAGAGTGGAGCATTCTGTACTCTACGAGGAAACATAAGTTCCCTACTAGTAATTCTGGGAACCAGCCGTAGAATCGGAGTTTCCTGCGATGTTCTCGCGCGATCACAACAACATACGGAGCCATCTGTGGAACCACAGAACGACTTGTTCAATCTCTACTTTCGGCTACACGCAGATACTGAGCCGCCCGTTATCTACCATAGATGGAGTTTGCTAACATGCTTGAGCGCGTACCTTGGACGACAATGCTGGATGCCTTTTGGAACGGGGCGCGTATTTCCTAACTTCTACACGATGTTGATTGGGCATCCGGGCGCGAGGAAATCAACCGCAATTAAGTTGGGAAAGAAACTCTTCTCGGCTGCTGGCTACAGTACGTATGCTGCGGAGAAGACCAGCAAAGAGAAGTTCCTGCTCGATCTGGAAGGATTGACAGAAGATGATATTGCTGATGCTATGCCAAAGCGAGGCCGTAACTTCAAGACGAAACACGGAATGACGCATGAAGAGTTGACAGATGCGTTGTTCGGAAAGGAAACAAGAAATGATGCAGCACTTAAAACAGCAAAAGAAGTCTTCATCGTTGCAGACGAATTCAACGAATTTGTCGGAAGCGGCAATCTGGAGTTTCTATCCTTGCTCGGAATGTTGTGGGATTGGGACGATGAAGCACAAGATTACCAATTCAGGCTTAAGAATAGCAAGTCTGTCTCCATTTACCAGCCTACTATCAGCATACTCTCGGGCAACACCCATGCCGGATTCGTGGAAGCTTTCCCGCCGCAAGCGATTGGGCAAGGTTTTCTTTCTCGCATTATTCTTGTCTATGGCGAACCGTCGGGGAAGAAAATACCCTTCCCAACAATTCCTTCCGACGAAGCAAAAGCAGAAGTAGTTGCGCGGCTGCACGAAATAAAGAAGAAAGTAATTGGCCCGATAACTCACGATAAGGAAGCGCATCATGCTTTTGGAATCATCTACAATACGTGGAAAGATTTGGAAGATGGTCGCTTTAAGCATTACTCTTCGCGTCGATATACTCACCTGCTTAAGTTGTCTATGCTTGTTGCTGCTACTAGGTGTAGCACAGAAATTACTGTGGGAGACGTGGTGTACGCGAACACAATCCTCTCGTGGACAGAAACAGATATGCCGAAAGCTCTCGGCGAATTCGGAAAGAGCAGAGACAGCGATGTAGCCAGCAAGATCATGACTGCGCTGTATGAGACAAACAGACCGCTAGCTGCCTCCGATCTCTTGAAGATTGTAAAGAACGATCTGGATAAGAGTACGCAGCTTGTCGATATCATGATGCGCTTGCAGAATAGCGGACAGATTCAACTAATACAAGGACAAGGGTATTTGCCGAAACAGAAAACAGTTGATAGCAAACAACTCTATGTCAAGTATGACTTGCTGCGAGAGTGGCAAGCAAAGAATGGCGGGCTACGGCTCGTCAAATAGCAGGCGTAAACAGTCGCCAATCACCTAGAAGGAGAAAGTATGGGAATTAAAGTAGCACGAATGCTGGCGGAAGTCGGCACAGTTGCAATGACGATTACTATTGACCGGCACGAATCGTGGGAAAATCTGGTAGAGTTAGTGCAACGAGGTGCAAACCTCTGGCCGGATGCGCCTGCGGAAATCAAAGAGTTCGCAGATATGGTTACTGTTGGCCACATTCAACAGGATTATAGAAGCCAAGCAGCCCCCATCAAACGAAAGGAAACTGAAATGCTCGCATCTGCTGTTACCGCAAGCCACTCCCAACTTCAAGATGTGTACGCCGCATTCGTGCGGTCGATTGCGAAACCACTGGCAACACCCGTCGAGGATACTTTGCACGCAGCTGTCGGAGCTAGCGGCGAAGCTGGCGAATTACTTGATGCTGTCAAGAAGACGTGGGTTTATAACAAGCCGCTCGACATTGCCAACGTGCAAGAAGAATGTGGAGACTTGTGCTTCTACATCCAGATGCTGTGCAATCAGTTTGGATGGAGCTTCAATGAGCTGATGACGACGAATATGGCTAAGTTGGAGAAGCGCTATCCGTCAGGTTATAGTGATGCAGCCGCGCAAGCACGAGCTGATAAGAACGGGGCTACCGCTAAGGCTGCGGCGGTTCCCCAGTAGCAACTGTGTTCCTGTAATCGCTGAGACTGGTTCCTGCCATAATCTCAGACAGTCGTTGAGCGTAGGATGAGGAATGAAACTGCTTCATCTGCTCAACGACACTGGTGTTAGCATCGCGATTCCAGCGTTGCAGCGCCGCAGAGTAGTTCTGCAAGTTACCTCCAGCACTAGCGTAACTCTTCATGAACGCCTGCATATCTTCTTCAGTTGGTGATTGACCGCCCCGCAGCTTTGTCTTCACCACTGCTCCCAGCTTCGAGAGTCGTTCCAAGTCCGCAGCTTTGTATGCTTGCAAGCGGAACATCGTATTCAACGCTACGGCTTCGTCCATTGGCTTAGCACCGAGCGCACGAGTAGTAGCAGTCATCACGTCGAATTCACTGGCAGCAGAAATAAGAGATGCTTTGCTCGTGCTGGCATATCCTTGAATGCCTTGCGCAATCCCTGCGAGTGGGCGACTAACTCCGTTGTGCTCTAATCCTTCCAGCAGCGCAGGACCAAGATCAGTGCCTGCAACAATCTTGCTGCCAATACCGTAGATGTTGCTGACAATGCGCTGGGTGACCGCGACCGCAGGAATATCGAGCGGAGATACTGGTAAGATGGTAATGTGTCGCGGGTTGATATCGCCGCGAGTATACAGCGCAGGACTCTTATCTCCGAAGAGCGGGAGAGCACTGGCAGTACCATACATCATCCAGTCGCCCAGTTCTTTACCGGCGAGTTGCGTTACCGTGCTGTAAATGTCGCGGTGTCCATCATTGATGTTCGCATTGCCAATGAGGTTAGTGTTGACAGCCTCGAAGAACGGCAAGCCATTAAGGCCGTAGATTGCACCTTGCAAGCCAGTCATAGTTAACAGCGCACGCGTATTCCTATCCTCGATGTGTCTCGTCAACTGTTGCATTACGTTGAACACATACGTCTGGAAGAGGGAGACAGCAGCGCCAACTGTCCCTTGGAACGAGATTGGCCGCTGCGAGGAAATATAATTCCCGTTGACTCGATTTACGAATACGCTTCGATACGCCTCTGCTTCCTGCAATGTCAACTTCTTGGCTGCTACTAACGGGGCAGTTAGCTGGTCCATTACATTTGCAGAGAGTGCTCGCGTCAAATCCTCCGCGTAGTTGTTGCCAGTCCATTTTGCACCTCTTTCGATTGCAGCATCAACAGCCTTACTCCACCCGCTAGCACCGAGTTTCGGATTGATGGCAAGTTCGCCCATCATCTCGTGAAACTCCATCATCACATGCTTGACGTCGCCGCTGGCACGATACTTCGCAATAAGATCTTTCCCGCCCGGCCCGATAACATTCTTCATCGCACGAGCAATGAGTTTCGTGTAGCTGGGAGCGACAATGCCGTCAGGAGTTTTCGTTGTGAACAGTTCGCTGAGTTTCCCTAGCACTTCGGGATTGTCGCGTGCGAGTCCCTTCAAACTAGCGAGTTCTGTTCCCAACATGATAGGGAGGCTGATAACGTTCACCAAGCTGTTGGCGAAGTCCAGCCGCAGCCCCATCGTAGCGAGTCCGCTGTTTACCTTGCTAACAGTCTCTCGAATCAAGTTTCTGTCTGCTGGCCTGTTAGCAATACCGAAGATGGTTTCCGCGTTGTCTGCATTGTACACCCCACCGATACCATACTTCGTACCAAGTCGCTCAGCTTCTTCCCAGCTAATAAGTCCCTTCTTCGCCTTCTCGGTGTTAGCAAAGAGGATGCGATAAGCCGTCGTTCCTGCACTGTCAACGAATTCGTTCAGCTGACTAATGAGAGGAAAAGAGCTACGCTTGCTAATATCAAGAGCAGTACGTACGTAATCTCCAAAAGGATCGACCGCGGTTTTGTCGTAGAAACGAGAAGTTCCCGACATTTGCGAAGTCGCCACTTCTGTGTACTGTTTGCCGAGCGCCTTAAGTTCCGTGATTGTTTGCGCGTATCGTGTGTCAACAGCGTGGCGAATGAGCGCTGTATCAGCATTCTGCGAGTATTGGATGAAGTCTTCAAGCACATTCTCTGGCCGAACTTCGTAGAAGTGATCGCTGAGTTTACCAGCCTTAGCCAGCATACTGTTAACGCGCGGCTCATTGAGTGCAAGTTGGGAGTCATACTCATTCTTAATTTTGTAATACTGTTCAGTATCTTGTTTGAAGAATGCTTCCAAGTTGTCAGGAAGCCCGCGAGTCAGTTTATTAAGTTCCTCTGCGCTGCGTGCCGTAATCATACCAACATCAGAATTGGACGCGACGTGCCCTTCCCGCACTTTCACGAATGCGAAGAACGGATACTTCCGCGTATCAATTGGCGGAGCGTAGATTACATTCGGGTCCCAGTTAAGAGTAGCGCCACGACTGTTCATGATAACAGCACGTTTGGTAACTCGCTCGCCATTAATCTGTTTCCACGTGTCGAGGAACTCTACGACTTTGGGCGACTCAACTTCAAACAGCGCTTTCTTGCCAACGTTGGCCGCTTCCCATGCTGCGAGTTTCTCGCCGTTAACGAAGAGTTGTCCAGTCGCCTGATCAACGCCAGTAGCATCGCGCACTACCAGCTTGTTGTCAACGAGAACGAACTTCTCGGAGCGCCTGCGCAACATCGTGAGAATAACTCCGAGTTCGCCGCCTGCAATTTTATCTGCTTTGAACGCGTCGATGAATGGCTGAATCTTCTCCAGATTCTTCGTAGCGTAGTTCTGGATCAACTGGTGCGTTAGCTTGCCAGTATATTGCGCCCACAGTTTGAGATAGTTGCCGTAGTCCGCATTGCTCGCGCCGAACATACTTGCACCAACACCAAGTTCGTCAGCCATCAAGCGAGCATTCTTAACGTCAATGTCCATGAAGCGCGCAGCATCTTCAGGATCGACAACAGAATGGAATGCGTTAAGGTGCATTTGCTGCTGCGCAGTCAGTCTCTGCCAGAATCCAATTTCGCCGGTAACAAAGGTGTCAACGTATTTTGCGCCTTTGCCAGCAGCCGCAGTCTGCGTTGCTTCCAGAAGCTTCGCATCCACCGCTCCCAGTTCGACAAGACTTCTCGGCGAGGCCCAGCTTGCAATGAAGTTTTCTCGCTGCATGAATTCATCGAGATTTCTCCAGCTATCGTCAACAAGGTTATCTGCTTGTGTGAACTTCTCGAAGCCGTTAGCGATAGCGCGTTCGAGCCACTGTTCGGGAACTGCGAGACGGTACGCGATATCCCGCATATCTTCTACGCCGGAATCAAGTAGCTCCTGCATCTTCTGCAATTTGACCGCAGTGAGCTCTTCTCGCAGTGTGGTAAGACTGGCATCTTCTAGAGTTCTATCTCCGACTCTTACCACAAGACCTTCAGGAAGTTCTTCGCCCGATTGCAGCAATCTTTCCATGCGGCTGATATCGTTGATATCAACTTCGCTAGCTGCAATCTTAGCAACAGGCAAGCGAGATGCCCAAGCGTGACGAGCCGTTGCAGTGAACGCATCTTCCGGGTCAACCACGTCTGCGAGCTTAAGCGTTTTGTTGCCATCAATGATAACTCCATCGTCAAGAAGACTGTCAGAGGCTTTTGTTCCGGCAGGCAGCAAGTCTGCCCACGTTGCAACAACTTCGTCGCTAACGCCAGTAGTTCTCGTGTTGATGTAACGAGATGGAATCAACGTAGGATCAGTTGCTTGCCGGTAGATTTGCGAGGCAGGATTAACACGCGCCTTACCGCCAATGACGGCGATATCGAAGCCCTGTTCCCACGCATCATTAAATGTCGTGGCGCTCATTGTCAACTTAGCATCGGCAGGATCGCCAACGAGTTTGTATGGCTTGGCAGTAGCGTTCTTAGCAAACGGTGTTCTGCTGTATGCCAGCTTGTTGAAGGCTTCTACTGTGTTGCCAGCTTTCTCCAGCGCAACCAAGTCAACAGCATCGTTGATATAGAACATATCAGGATCGTTGATAGGCGCATCGTGGCGAAGAGTCTTAACACTCTTCAACCCCAACAGGTAGTCGCCAACTTTTTGCTTGACGACAGCAGGCTCGCCGCCTTCAGCAACCATCTTCAAGATCATGCTGTTGACGGCATCTGCTACTTCTGGTGTGCTATCTGTGCCGAGTTTCTGCAAAGTGAGTTGCACTTGCGCGAGAGCATTACGTTCCGCACTTGACAGCGATTTCTTCAACAGTTTCTCGATGCCGAAAGTGAACTCTTCGCCCTTCTTGAACGCATTCTTAACAGTGATGTTCTGCCCCGTAGCGAGAGCTTCTTTAGGAAGTGCCAACAAGCTGTCAACGTAGCCGAATGCTTCGTCGCCGATACCGAGTCCTTGTCCGCTGTAATGACTGAGGGCGTCGAATGGGCGTTGCGCTTTGCCAATTTGCAACACTGCACTCTTGAACATACGATTCGTGGTGACAGCATCAATAGCGCCCCCGAAGCCGCCACCGATGAATGTACCGAGAGCAATATCTCCAAGTACATCGCTCATGCTGGAATCGGCGAGCACGGGCGATTGGCTCATAGCCAACACTGCCGCAGTTTCAAAGACGGCATTCTGCAATGCGTTCTCGGCGAATCCCCAACCCATCGCTGCCAACTTGTTCGCGTTGATATAAGAGTACGCTGAGCCGCCCTCTTCCGACAACTGGCGAAGTCCTTCTTTCAAGTAGTGCTCACGTTTGTTGAGAGCAAAAGATAGCGGCCCTTGAACTGCGCGTCCAATAGCACCACCGGCGCGTCCCATTTGCACAGCCTTCAAGCCTTTAACAGCCAAGCCGCCCGGAATAAAACTGCTTGCAACGAAACCAGCAACATCTGCCAGTTGCTTATTCTCTTTGTAATACTCGTACCAGTTGCGATCCGTTGTTTCCAAATAGCGAGACACATCCAGTTTGTCCGTCTCGTCGCCAGCATATTCTACGACAGTATTGTAGATGCCTGCGAGGCCCGATACGACACTCGTACCAATGAACATGCCAGCATTCTCGATGAATGAAGGGCCGCCAGCTTGTTGGTTAGCAGTATCCGCGCCAATGACAGCTAGTTCTTTGCTCATTTATTTTCGCCTGTGGGATTGAACATGGAAGTACCGCGGCCAGTATACACTGGTTGGAGATTCTTACGTCTCTGCGCTGCAACTGCGGTGGTGAAGTAGTTCTCCACGCGCGACGGATTGAACAAATCTGTAGTGACTGTTCCTTTGTTGCCGAGAGAGATGCTGTAATCAGTGAAGCGAGGAAGTCCGAAGTTCTTCAACCCGAACTGCTCGTACTGGTTCTTGCTCATGTTCTTGTAGAATTCTACAACTTGAGCAGCAGCAACTTCAGGCAGAATCTTGCCAGCAACAACTTCAGCCGCCACACTATCAATGATAAGCCGGTCGCTGATTTTGCCGGTGAGTTCTTTGTACGGGTTACGCTCTTTCTCTTTTGCCAGCGTAGCAATGACGATGTTCGGCGGCGCTTTGTTAGCAACAGCAGCTGCAAGCGCGCTGTCATAATCAATTGCATACGGCGAAGTGCTGGTAGAAAGTCCTGCCTTGTCGAATCCCTTGACAGCGTAGTTGCGATCCGTCGTGTACAGTTCGCCGTAAGCTGCGGCGAGAGCATCATCATGTTTGACGTTAACGCCTTTCAGCTTCTGTTCGCTGATAATGGCAAGTGAGCGTTTCTCCGCTTGCAGGCGAATCGTGCGCGCCGTAGCTGCCAGCGAGCTATCTCCTGTTGCAGCATTGCCGAATTCATCCATGAACGGAATTGCTTCTGCATAGTTGTTGCCGAAGCTGCCGCGAAGGAGAACAGTCTGCCACATCTCCTTCATCTTCGCAGGCATCTTCTTGACGAAATCTTTGTCAACCGGCTTAGCAGCAGGCCCGTTCAACGTGGTGAGCACAGTGTTGATGCCGACCATCATTGCCGTATCTTGATCGTCAATTGCCTTCTTGGCTTCCGCAGAATCCTTCTTAAGTTGCAGCGCTTGTTCGCGAGCTTCCAGAGAAAGTGTTGATTGAAATACGTTCTGACCAAGTGTGAACATATCCCACATGGTACGAGCGTTGACTGCTGAAGCAGCAGCATTAGCGTCAGCGGCTGCAACCTTCGCAGATTCGGCGAGTACGGTAGCATCCTTAGCAGCTTTCGCGCGAATAAGATCGGCGCTACGAGCGTTGACGTTAACGCGAGCGTTATTCTGGATCGCTTGCAGCCGCGTGATTTCACTGCTAGCATCAATCTGGCGATCAACGAGTTCGTTGTGAATTGGTACTAGCGACTGCAATTCAGGAATTGCCATCAGGTAGCCAATAGGATCAGAGAACAGGCTCTTGCTTTGTAGCTCTGTGATCTTGCTGCGAAGTGCTTGGCGTTCGTTTTTCGTGCGGGCTTCTTCTTGCAGAAGCTGGCTGATATGCGATTCAGGATCGCGAATATCTAGTCCGAGCGCTTTTTCAATTCCTTCGAGCGCGACGTTTTGCGCGATGGTAATTTCAGCTTGGGCGACAGCAGTTTCTCCTGCTGCTTTTGCTCCTTGTTGTATTGCCGCCTGTTTGATTTGGGATTGTGCTTGTGCATTCGCGTTAGCTCCAGTGAGGGCTTCAAACACTTTCGGCAAGAATGCCATATTCGCATTGAACGCAGCTTGCGCATTAGTTAGCGGAGTCTTCAAGTACGCAGCAGATGGAGATACGGAAGACGGAATTGGCGGCACGAAACTAGCCGTCAACGTCACTCCTGCACTCTTCGCTTCTCGTTGTACAGCAGCAATGTCCGCAGCAACGCGAGATTTCTCTTCGGGCGTAACGGCTTTGCTGGCAGATTCCGTCAACTTAGCTAGCTCGTTATTGTAGATGAAGTTCTTATCCATCTCTTGCGGAGTAGACTTATAGCTAAATCCTGCCGGAGTAGTAGGCATGATGGTGCGAACTGTTGACTGTTCTTCTCCGGTGATCTTGCCCAGCGTGTCGGGGTCGGCGTTGAAGATTGCAATTTCTTCGTCAGTCAAGCTGCTGCGTTCGTCTCTCGGCATGGTGACTCCTATTAACCTTGTTTCTTTTGCTGTGCTGCGGGCGTATGGTACGTTGTGATAAGTGCGTTCAACGCATCAACGCCAAGAATATCAACTACATCTGCTGGAATTACAAACTCGCCGGGACTAAGATGTGCAAGCACTTTATCTTTGATGCCGCGAGGATCGCTAGCTTGCTTGGCAGGAGCAACTTGCCCGCCATCTGCCATTCTTGCAGGAAAGCCGCTACCAGAAAGAGCAGCAGTTGAGCCGCCCAGATAACTGCGATCAACACCGCCGAACATATTCTTCTTGCGATCCTTTTGCAGCGCATCGCCAAGTGCCAACGAGCCAGCATTCAGCACCATACTTTTTGCGAACGCAAGTGCAGGATTGCCAGAAGCAAGTGCGATAGCCGTAGTTAAGAATTTGCCAAACTCTTTGATGCCGCTGCTGTGAACGGGGTTAACTACAATGTCTTGATAACTACCGTCGCGATTAAACACCTTGTCAACAGGATGTGTTTCCTGATATGTGTCTTCGCTGCCAGTAGCTTCTCGCTGACGAATACCTGAGATGCGCATAGTTGCGTTGAGCGTGGCGTCTTCGCCGCCGCCCATCTCCGTATTGCCCGTTGCGAAATACATCTTACCGTCGCTGGCAACTCCAGGCATATGAACACCAGAGCCGTACTGATTGTAATTGACGTATTCTGGCACAGTTGCGTACCAGTCGAGAACATCTTGCGGGAGAGTTTCGCCAGAGAAATCAGGCATTCCCGTATCGACGGGCGCAGCAGTAGCAGCGGCGATAGCAGCAGGATCGAGCGAACCGCGTTCTACGATAGCAGCAGGATCCTCTAGAACTTCGCCGCCGTCAGCGTATCCGCGAGGTTTAGCGGTTAGACTTTTTTTTTGATTGCGCTTGCCGGGAACTAATCCACCATCTGCAAGGAACAGCCCGAGGTCTTCAAAGGACCAGTCGAAGATGCTGCCAACATCGAAACTGCTGGCAGCAGTATTAGCTACGTCAGCAGCAGCAGGCGACCAGTCGAATATGCTGCCAAGATCGAAGGAGCCAAAGTCGAAAGAGTTGCCAACATCGCCGTCGAAAGATAGTGCGGGCGTATCTACTACAGACGAAATGCCGCTGTCTGCGATATACGCAGACGGATTGTTGCCGATGAACCCTGCGACACCGCTACCTCCGCCAACAGAACCAAAGCCGGAAGGATCGCTGCCGCTGAACAAGTCACTAGCCCCGTTAAACAGCTTTTTGATATTACCGGCTTGCCCGAGAATGAATGGCAACGCCGCCATTGCAGCGCCGCTCTTGGAAGTCTTGCCAGAAGTAGACGTTTCCGTAGTTGTCTTCGTAGCGTCCACCAATTTACCGCCGAGGTTGCCAGCATTCGTTTGCAACTGAGACAACAACTCCATTGCCTTGCCAGCTAGTTCTGTTTGCAGTCGCGTATTAGCGAGCAAGAGTGGCGAGTTGTTGTTAGCTCGCGCGCCTGCGCTAGATGCAAACTGCTGCGCCAATACTGGAGCGCCCTTAGCACCTTGATTGAATACTTGTTGGATCATTGCAGCCGCGCCCTCTGGCGTAGTCTGCCCCATCATCGTACCTAGCAGTGTTTGCATCTGTGCAAGCATTGCAGGATCGAGGGTGCTGCTAGTAGTACGACTACCTGTAGTTCCGCCAAGTCCAGTCAGGAATTGGAGAAGTGCAACAGAAGGATCAGCGACGGTAACTTTTGCAGGATCAGCCATTTGTGTGCTCCGAGTTGGGCAATGTTAGCATCTTACTGGTTGAGGATAGAAGAAGCAGCAAAGGAATCTCAATCAGGCCATGCTTCTAGCAGAAGCTGCTTATCTGCTACATGCCCGTCAGCTTCTTTTCCAATTCGCGTAAGAAGTCTGCTACTTGTGAAGAGTAGCTCTTCTGCGGTATTGGCTCGCTTAGTTGCGGCTTCTGCGGATTCTTCGGCCAAGTTACGGGCGGCGACGGCGCGCTGCAAGCGGACAATGCGATCAGCGTTATCAATAGCATCACGACTAATAACCACGCGTCGGGAACTAGCAGTCTTAGCAGCCGCGTCAACACGAGCTTGCCGAAGTTCTGTAATTCTGAAAGATTCGTGATTTGCCTTAGCAACCGATTCTTTCCATTCTGCTTTAACATTTGCTGCTCCTGAACGATAAGCGAAAGTATGAGATGCGAGCAAGAGCAATACAGCCGCCCCGATTGCACCGAGAATTGCATAGAAACGAAATGGCATTATTGTGCCTCCAAGCATTTAGCGTGGCGCTCAAGCTGGCGAGTCCAGACTCCGTAGCAGCGTTTGTTGCCAGGAGTGCTGCAATCGTAGCCGTCAACTTTACGCCAGAGCAAGAGAGAATTGCACGCGGCCACATAATCTCCTGCGAGAAGGTTACGCCTCATGCTGCTGCCAATCCAATTGCCCGTTCCGTATTGGTAAATCCAATCCATGTAGATATCGTACTCTCCCTGCGAGAGCGGCACTTCGCTAATGCTGGCACGGAAGATGTTCTCTTCTCGTGCAATATGTTTCCCTGCCAACCGGATAGCACGAACAGGAGTAATTTTGTCGCCCATCTTCACGGGCGTACCATCTTCCTTGAACGTACTGCCGAAACCAACAGTTGGCCGATCCCCTTTAACCGGGATGATTGCATTGTCAGTATAGGCTTCGTAGCCTGCAAGTGCGATGAAAGCAGCAGCAGATAGTCCGAGGAATTTGGCAGGAATTCTCATATTAGTGCGGGCTACTTGTTAGCCGTAAATCCAGTTAACACCATCACTGTACGCCGGAACTTTGTTAGCGCCTCCGCCAACAATAGCTGTGCCGATGCCGAGAGTTAGCGTTGTGCTGGCATCGGTAATCATAACTTTCGCGCCCGGCAATCCTACTGGCGAAGGTGCGGAGGCAAGAGCATACTTCGGCAACATGATATAAGGAGCAAGCAACGACACGTCAGCGATCTGCTGCACGTAACGAGCGAGGTTGCGGATTGCGTTGAAGATATCCCGCATATCCGGCTCGATCTTAGGATCAGTATTTAGCGGGAGTTGCGGTAAGCCTAGGTCGAAGTAGCCGTCGGTTGCCATTAGAATCTCGCTCCTTTGGTGGCGGTAATCAGCGCAGTCGCCAAGTGGAAACCGCCTTTGAGAATGAAGGAGAGATTCTCACCTTCGATCTGTTTCTGGTAGCAACGGTAGTTGCCCGTATTGGAATAGACCACCATCGGAAGTTGTTCTCCTACCGTCGTACCGTTATAACTTGTGGAGACGATTACCGTAGGGTTGTCCGCACTATCCAAGCACTCCAGTTCCAGCTCCTGCGAGCAAATCTGCGCTGTGCGGCTGATCTGATATCTGCCAAGAATCAGTACGCCGCTGTCTGTGCCAGTACGATCATCGAGGATCGCAGAATTGACAACTCCGTTGTTGTCCAAGAAGCAGATGCTTTGTCGCGCACCGAAGTAGCCAGAGAAGCAGTCTTCATGATTTACTTTGAGTTTGCCCCAGCGCTTCAATCCGTTATCATAGACCAGCGCATACTGATACAAACCAGCAGAGACTTCTCCATAGCTTGCAACGAGGTACCTACCTGCAACATACGCCAACTTAACAGCATACGGCGTGGCGAGACGAGTAACCGTCAGCAGATTAGTGCTGCCGTCAAACGTTTCTTTGATGTAGCCTGCAAGATAATCAGTGAGCGCAGGGAACTGGTTCTCTGCTTCTCGCAAGTTAAGTTGCTGGAATCCGTTAGTTCCCCAAATGAAGGTAGCGCCGCTGTTGTTGTCCGTGGTGACGTGTTTGCGACTGCTGATACCGCCAGCATTCTTGATTTCACGAAACACCCACGGCGCCGAAGAGTTGTTCGTATACAGTGCAGCCACAGCATTCTGCGTGCAGTGATATATGAAGCCGCCAACGATAGCTGTTAGGCAGATGCCCTTGCCGCGAAGATCAGCAGGAATTTGTGACCCAGCGCCAGTAGTATCTGATGGAACGAAGTCGAGAGGATCAACAAGACTGCTCCACTTGACGGAGAGATCAGTTGTCAACGCCAGCAAGTAATTCGCAGAGCCGGTTATAGCCACGATATCCGCGATAGCTGTACCTGCCAGACTGGCACTAACGTCGTTCAAGTTCGTACCGTCCCATTGCAGCAAGGCAACACGAGAGTAGCAAACGAAAGTAACACCGTTAACGTAAGCAACAGAGACTTCGGCTGTCTCTGGCGCAGTTGCCAGCGGATCGGTAGAGGCCCAAGCAACGCCGAAAGCGCTCGTTACGTAATTAAGTCCGAGAGCAGGCGAGAAGAACGCGGTATCCTCGAACTCATTACGAAGAATGAAGACTTCATCAAAAGCAGTAGCGCTTGCAACTTGCGCTTGCAGTTGCGCGTAACCTACAGACGCAACGCCCTCGTCCGTGGGCATAACGTTTTCGCAGTACAAGACTTGCGGGAGATTCTGCGGATTGTTGTCCTGATTGCTGTTAGCTGTGCTGGCAGGATTCCGCAGTTTGTTATCAAGTCCGCCAATAACGACACTCCGTGGTTGGAACTTCGTTACTAACGGAAATGTTGCGGCGTTGAGTGCTACGGTGAATTTGTGCTCAGCCATTCTTTTTCCTGGTTGTTGGTGACGGAACGTACCATCCCCAATCTGTGAACTTCCGTCGCCAGAGTTTCTTCCACCACCACTCTGTTAACAAATGGAGAGAGTAGAGGATGCCCAAGATACCTGCTACGATTGACACCACGTAACTAATATCTTGAAGTGTCCAGCTTGTAGCTCCGAGCCCCATTACTGCGACAATCTTAACTGCTGGTTGCGCTATTTGTTGGGCCGCATCTTCTTCGAATGCCATTATTGTTTACCCCTCAATGGCGGTAGCTACGAATAGTACCAGAAGCGAATAGCGCCAGCACCTCCACGTCCGCCATCACCGCCAGTAGGAGTTCCACCGCCTCCCCCGCCACCTCCACCTCCAGGAGTACCACCATCGCCGCCAGCGCCGCCAGTTCCAGCATTGTTGCCACCGCCTCCACCGCCACCAGAGCCGCACATAGTAACTTCTCCGATATTTCCAGCGCCGCCAGGATCGCCGGTATTGATAACACCGGCATCTCCGCCTGCAATTCTACCAAGGCTATTGAATCCGCCAGAATTTCCTCCAGCACCACCAGCAGCAGCAGTTCCGGGAGTAACTCCTGATACCCCGCCTCCAGCAGCGCCGCCTCCGGCAGAGTACCCAGAAGACCCACCACCGCCGCCATTGTTACCGCCACCACCGCCGCCGGAATATGAACTTCCGCCACTGCTCGAAGCATTTCCACCACCGCCGCCACCGGCAGTAGCTACAGACTGAGAAGCATTACCTCCAGCGCCATAAGCAGCACCTCCATTAACACCAGAACTACTAGTAGCAGATGGTCCTGCGGAAGAAGCTCCTGCGCCACCCCCACCTGCGCCAGGACTTCCAGTTTGGCCGCCTGCTCCGCCACCACCTCCCATTCCTGCTAACAGCGAGCCAAAAGTAGTGTTGGCGCCTGCACTACCGTTAGCTCCATTTGCAGTGCTTCCTCCCGCAGCTGCTACTGGCGATTGTGCGACAGTGCATAATACTGTGGACGGCATCTCAGAATACGCCAGTTGGCGTGTGATCTTTATTGCGCCGCCACCACCTCCGCCTGACGCGCGCACTGCTCCAGCAGCAGCTCCTTGACCACCACCGCCAGACCCGCCAGCTCCGATGGCTTCAACTGAAGCTAATGAGAATTTTCCAGGACGTTTGAGTTCGTGCCCGGTATCAGCGGCTACTAACTCAATATAGCCACCTTGAAACAACACAGTAATCCAGTTAGCCCCATCACTAACAATACATCGAAGGGCTCCAGGGTAGTCCACGCAAGTAGTACCGCCGTCGATAGTACTTGTGGTAGGAGTTATAACCAATTCTTTGTTGGCTGCGCTGACTCCTACACCTTCATGCCCGATGTAGAATGTAAATCCAGCACCAGCTTCTGCGGCGGTAGGTGTGATGCTTACTGCGATATCTGCCGCAGTAGCTCCAGTCATGATGAACAGTTTACCGCTATCTGCGCCTGTTACTGCAAGTGCTTCTGCTTGAATTACCGGAGTAAGTCCACCGCCTCCCCCGCCGCCGCCAGCAGTGTACCCAAGAACAGTAAGAGCAACTTTAAGAGCGCCGTAGTTCATTGTGCCACCCATGCGGAAATACCTACGAGGTTCGTACCATCGTAAGTAAAGGTTTGACGATATGTTACGCCATCTTGCGTAAGCTCGATGTAATCAAGTACGTCGCCAGTGTAGGAGAACACTTGTGCGCCGGTGAGATCGAGTTGCGTTCCGTCTGATGCTTGCGCAAATTCAATTGAAGCTGGCATGTTGCCTCCAGTAAGAGTTGCAAAGAATAAATGATTACGGGGAGTCGTAAGCCACGCCGAGCGGGAGCGTAACAACTACGCCGCCGACAGTTACTGTTACCAGATAACCGCCGCCTCCAGAAGAAATATCTGTCAGCGTGTGCTGCACAATTACGTAGTTCGCAGCCGGAACGTTAGCGCTAACTGGGCTGACAGGGCTGACAGTGAGTTGTTCGAAATCCGGCTCCACGAGCAGATTCATCAGTTGAACCTGCTGCGTGATATTCTGAACGATGATCTTAAGGAAGAATTGCGGAGTCGCTAGGCTGAAGTAAGTCTGCAAGAATCCGCCGTTATACAAGCAGCGATTGAAGGATACCTCCACACCGTTATTGCCGGTGATTGTGGAATTCTCCATATCAATCGTCAGCGCAGGAGGTAACGGACCTGGAGGCGCTCCCGGAACATCAGGAGCAGGAGCAGGTGGAGGTGGCGCGGGAGTAGGCGCAGGAGTTACAGGAGTACCGTCAGTTGGCGCTGGCGGCAATGTTACGCAGCTCATAATGTAATTCCCCACTTGTTAGCAAGACTCTCGCGCAGTGCTGCGCGCTGAGAAGAAGATACGACGTTGTCGTAGATTAGCAGTTCTGCGAGTTGATTGCCGTTCCCTACATACGTAGAGTCCAGCCCAAGTTTTGCCACCTCTAATAGCCAGCCTGAACCATTAGTTATGGCAGTCTTATCAACGCCGTTAATCCAGATAGTGGAAGCTGCGGGAGTGCTTAGTACAAATTCCACGATGTATTGCCCGGACTCTATTATAGTAAATACATTGTTTGTGCTAGTGTACGAAGTACTGTCGTTCGTCGCAATTGCAATACCGTTAACTGGTCCGGGAGTTGTGCTGCGAACCATGATGTTGTCACTGCTTGACGATCCAGTTTTGCTGATGCCGATTCCTGTTTTTGTCAGCGCAGCCGTCCAATCAATAACCATAACGATCGTTGAAGTAGTCACAGATAGTTCGGTAAACGCCATGCCTTTTGCAGCATCGTACTCTACAGCGCCGAGAGCGAACTTGTCCGTCTTTCTTGCAAACTGCAAAGCAGGATCAGCTTGAACAGCGTGATTCTCGCTGTTACTCTTATCTGCCCACTGCGTAATCAAGCCGCCAGATTCAGTGAAACTGTTGATATCAGACGCATCGTACCAAAGAACGAGGCCAGAGATATCTGGCGGGCAAGTTTCAGTGTAGAAGTCTTGATAGGCACTCCACGCGCTCCAAGTATCCGTACCATCTGCTTTGTAGCGAACGGCAATTTGAAATGCCATTGCATGCGCCATCTCGATAACATCGAGCGGCAAGCTGGTAAGGTTGGTAACGTCAACGCCGCTATCGTATACGATTACTTGGCTACTAGTAGGAGAACTCGGATCAACCGTCTCGCCCCAGTACCCGATAATCCAGCGGCTAGCAGCGTGAGTACGTCCGCCAGTTGCAGCAAATACGCTACTAGTAGCAGTGTCGAATTCTGTAATGTTCGTGTTGTCAGCCGCATTCGGGAACGTGATGCTCGGAGTGGTGATTGTGGTATCGCTAGGAGTTGTTATACCGCCATCTCCACCACCAATTCCGCCAGGGCCGCCGCCAGTGCCAGTACCGTCGTCTCCGTTGCCATCTCCAGGAGTAACGCCGGGAGGAAATACGGAGCCGCCCGATGGTTGCGTATAGTTGGCGGAAATTGGCGAGCCGCCACTGTTGCCGTATACGGTAATAACGCTCATCGCGCATCCTCTTCCAGAGCATAAGCTCTAAGTTGTTCGACGAGAGTTGGTCCTTTTTGTGCGCTGTTTGGCTGCGGAACAATATCGAAACCCACCATAGCGTTAACAGAACGAGCTTCTTCTTGTTTGCCCATGGTGTTGAAGATCATCGCAACTGCACCTTGGATGATGATATCGGGAAATTGGTCCGCAATCCATGAACTGTAGCTGGCAGCAGGATGCACTACAGGAGAACAGTAGTAGCCGACTTGAATTCCGCGAGACGGTGTCTCGAATTTGATTTTAAGTACGTCGCCCGCCATGTAATAGCGATTCAACTTCTCGTAATTGTATTCATCCAGCACGTCACGAGGATCGATTTTGTCAAGCAGCAAGCCGAGTGCGCTGGTAGCAGGGTCCCAGTAACGAGCGTAGTTGATTGCACGAAAACGCGGCAGCCACGTTACTACGTTGATATCTACAATAGTTTGGTCAGCCGCCCACTGCAATTGGGATTCGATGCGATCTCGCCAGAAATAGTCGAGACGATGCGCGCGCAGGGTAACTGTGCGAATAGCTGCTGCAATCTTGTCCGCCATATCGCCGCGTTTGGTGAGCAAGATAACTTCAGCTAGTATCTCTGCGTAGGTCATAAATAATGGTGCTCCTATTCTAAAGAAAAAAGCCCGCCACCAGTTACGGCAGCGGGCTAACGACCGTCATGGCCGCACCTTGAAGAAACTCTTTACGTTGCGGAAGCCTTAGCTTCTGCTGTCAGTTGTTCGAGCCGCTCTTTCGCGAGTTGTGCTGCGGAGGGGCGAGCAGATTGCGTACTTGCAACTGTCATGTTACTGGTAATACCTTCAACAGCTTGCGATCCGCTGAGAGAATTCTGCATTCCAACAACAGCCAATCCAGCAGGTTGGTTGCCAGCAACAGTAACAACAGGAGTGTTGGGGTCGAACGCTTGTCCAGAAACAGCGGATGCTGCTTGCGCTGCTTTCATAACATCGCGACGTTGTTCTGCTGCGAGTTCCATTTGCAGTTGGCGAGCTACATCATTTTCAGGCACAGTATAAATGAAAGTGCCCGGTTGATCTGCCACCAAATCGAGTTGATCTTGTTCGCGCTTATCGTCAGTAACATAGCGATAGTTGGCGAAGGAAATAGTCTTGACGCGAGAGCCGCCAAGATCGAAGTGGAATTTTGCGTAGTTGTGCGTGTGGTAGTAACTACGGGGCTCACGCTTAAATTCTTCTGGCGTATTGTTGGATGCCAGCAGCTTCTTTGCGTAGTCATTGTTGGAAAGGTCGATTGCCATGATAAAGTCCTGAGAGGGTGGAGGGAAACTTGCGAGAAGAAGGAGCGGCCAGTAGTGCTAGCCGCCCCATTCTCAACTAACTATCAGCCAGTTTGACCGGCAGTGAAGTTGTACAGCACGAGGTTAGCTGCGGGGTTCTTCACGAGGTTGGTAACTTCGGTGGTGAGAGTACCGCCGAAAGCATCGACACCGTTGTCAACGGGAACGCCGTTGGTGCCGTATTCTTGGTTCATGGTTTTGCGGCCAGCCATGTACGCAAGATTGAACGTAGGCAGATCAACTGCAACTGCCATCTTCGCCCAGGTAGCAGAACTACCGTAAGCGTTGAACAGCGGGTGTTCGATGATCTGGAACGTACCGCGAGGAATCTTGATGGTGTCGTATTGCAGACCCCACGAAGTTTCCTGTTGTTGCACGTAGTACGTGCTGTTCAGGCGCGCAATCGCATGGATAACACGACGAGCGGTGCCGCCGCAGAACAGAATCCGTTGGTTAGGATTCATCGGATCGGTGTTCTGTTGGAACGCCGGATCAGTGGCAGCTTCGAATTGCGTGTAGCTGGTAGTGCCGCCAAGCGTGGTGATATTGCCAGAAGCGTTGTTCTGGATCGTGCTGATCAAACCATCCATCGTGGAGATGGGCTGACCATTACGAGTGCCGAGATATTTCTGTCCGAAGAACAGAGCTTTCTCGATATCAACAGCGTGGAAGCCTGCGCATTCCTGACGAGACTCCGCAACGTTGGTGCCGCCAGCAATAACTTGCGTAGCTTGCAGAGTGCCAGTGAGCGCCCACGAGTTACGGAAGATTTGCGTGTAGTTAACAATGCGCGAAGCAGCAATCGACAGCGCTTGCGGACGCAGCGAACCTTGTTCGTATGCGTTACCGACCATCCACAGATTGATGTTGTCAGCAATTGCAGCAGCTGCAATATTGCCGAAAGCACGTTGCACGGTGAGTTGCGTGGTGGACAGAACTGCGACCACCAAGATGTTCTCGTTGGTGCTGTCAGCGCGAATCACCATGCCGGGCAGCATGTTGGCCGTACTGTCAACAGTCAGCGTGGTGTCGCCAATAGCGGCAGCGCCATTCAGCGTGACTGACGGAAACACCATCGTCTTCGAGAAGTAGCCGTGCTCGATTTGAGCGCAAGTCTCTTCTTTCAGAAGTGCTGTAAGTCCGAACAGCGGCGCACCGCCATTAGGCATCAGCTTCGTGATGAGTGCTGCAAACGATTTCTTCGCAAGATCAGCGGGCAATTGCGAAGTATTCCAAGTACCGACGGGCATGATTAGCTCCTAAGAGTTTCGAGGTTTGTTGCGCTGAGCGTTAGATACCGTGAGTACCCAGCGTAGACAGCGAGAAGCGGGGGAAGAACGAGAGTGCCACGTTATCGCCAGTTGCGGTAGCTTCGGCGTTGATCGTCACCGTGTTGTTGGTAACGTTGACGGCAGTGATGTAGCTGCTGGCAGGAATGCCAGTACCAGTTACGCCCATACCAACAGAGAGATCTTCCACGTAGCCAACAGGCAAATTGGAGATAACTTTGTTGACAGCCGCAACGCCGGTGCTGATCGTGGAGCAGGCGAGTGCAACTGCACGCGACGGACCAGACAACAGCGTCAGTAGATAGTGACGAATGGAACTAGCAGCAATCGTCAACGTTCCCGTACCAGCAATGATGCCAGTTCCCAACGTGAGCGTTTCCGTATGCGCCAGGTTCATGCGGATAGCGAACTCGAAAGCATCGCCAACACTGAGTTCTGGCAGCGCTGCGATTATCGCATCGGCGGAAGGCAGTACATCAGCGGTATTGCCTGTAGTTCCTGTGCGGTTGATAACTCCCGCGAGGATTGCAGCAACTGGGAGAGCGGCGTCATCGCCGTCAATCGCAGCAATTGCGAGTTGTTCAAGAACGCGGTTTCCAGCAGTCGCTGCATTCACCGCTCCGTTGTTTCGTACCATAGCACGAGTAAGCATGATTAGCTCCTATTTGCGACCGCTATCGCAGTCATTGTCCAAGAAAAACACCGTAATCTGGCTCAAGAGATTTCGTTTTCGCTTGAGTCTGTTGCTGGTTGTGCGTGTTAACGTCAGTGCTCATGGCAATAACGTAGTTTTCCGCGTGTTCCGCAACTTTGTCTGGAGAGAGTGTGGGATTTGTAGCCGCGATCTGCTGCTTCAATGCTGCCAAAACAGGAGCGGCTGCCGGGTGAGCAAGTGCAGGATGTTTAACCGGCGCTTGATTGATTTGAACATCACGAACACGACTTGCGAGAGTCTGATCGTTGCGTTGATTGTTCCTGTTGATAGCATCTTCAACTACACGAGTCATTGATGCGGTAGCAGCTACGAATGCGTTACGACCGGCTGCGCTCATTACTTCGGACATTGCCTGAGCATCGCCACCCATCGCTTTTTGCAGGAGTTCTGGCGCTACGCCAGCTGCAAAGTTCATCTTAGCTGCGGCCTCCTGCAATTTTGCAGGATCAAGATTCAGTAGTGGCTCGTTGTGCGGATCGGCAGTTTCGAGCGGTTTACCATCAGGACCTGTAGGCATTGTAAAGATGCCCTTAAAATTATCGAGCTGGGAACCTGCCTGCCCCTTGTTGGGATCGGCATTGTTGTTAGGATCGTTATTAGGTTGACCGTTATCGCCTGGAGGATTCGGTTGTTGATTGTCGTTCGCTGGTTGCGCGAGTTGTTGCGCTCCCGTTTGATGTTGCGGTTTCGCATCCGCAGGAGTTGCAACTTGATTAGCGTTGCTCATGCCGAACGGGAGTTTGAAGTTGGGGAAGAATCCGCCATTAGACGTAGCCATGATTTCACCTTATTGGTTAGAGGAAGTTGCCGAGGGAGACTCTTCGTCGTTGATTGGAACGGGAGTCGGATTCAAAGCACCCTCAATGAGAGTACCAAGAATATCTAATTGACCTTTCAAGTATGCGCGCTGCCTATGCTGCTCCACATCTTTAGTAGGGTCAGAGAATTCCATGTTCGCGAGCGTACGAAAGATGTTCACGCGCGAATTCTGCAAATACATTACAGACAATCCCTTGTCCATAAGTTGCATTGCAGTGTGTGTTTCGTGGGGAGTAAGCAGAACCTCTATAAGGTCGCTGCCTGTATTAACTTGCGGCATCAGTTATGCTCCAGTATTTGCTTGCGCGGCTGATTGCGCTTGTGCTTGCGCGGCTTGTTTATCGGCATCGCTAGTTTCCGCATTCGTGGTAGCTTGCGTTGCTGCGAGGAACTGCTGCATCTGTTCTGGCGTGCGCTTGAAGTCATCGAGCCAGAATGCGCCCATTTGTTTCCAGCTATACGTCAGCATTCCGATGATATCGTACTGTGCGTTGATCGCAGGAACAGCCATTCCTATTTGTGCAATTTGTCCCATCAACTCCATATTCAGGAGTTTCTCGCTGGGAGTCTGCCCGTCTGACAGCTTGAATTGGAACGAAGCTTTCCGCAGGTCTTGCGGATTTACTGTTACCATCTTCTTTGCTGGGATGCTGTACAGTTCTGTGGCTCCTTGATACTGCACGATATTCATCTTCACGATTTCCTTGATAGGAGTCATGAAGGTATCTTCGAGGGTAATAGCGAACAGGCGAGGACGCTGATTGCTGCGATCCATCGTAGTTTCGAATTCTGCTCGCGTCTTGTTCCCCTTCTGGAACTGGCCTTGTTGCACGTTGTTGTTGCCGTTGGCTACTTGTGCAAGCTGCTGCACTTGTTGCGCCATTTGCAGAACACCGACAACGTTGTCATCGCGGTAGTTGACAGAGTAGATGGCGTCAGAAACAGGCTTCCCGTAAGCAGCAGCTTTAACAGGAATTCTCGCGACAGAAGATGGCGTGTCGATATCTGTTTTGCTGATGCGTGAAGGATCGTAGAAGAGACGATCGTATACAAGACGGCGTTTGCTCTCAATACCAGAATTCCACAGAGAACTCGCCATCTCTTGATAGGGAGCAACGTTGTCGCCAAAACTCTTGGCTTGGTAGCCGAGGCCGTCATCGAATGGTTGCCCGACAACAATTGGCAGGAAGTTGTGTGCATTTGTCATCCTCTTGCAGAAGATGATCCACTGCTGATTTACGATTACCAGCTTGAAAATTTGCGGTGTGTTGCGCGAGGGAAGATTGATGTTGAAATCACTTGGCAAGAATCGCACGTACAGGACTGCAACTTCGTAGAGGTCCTTGTATTCTACAGTACCGTTGCCGGTAATGCCGCTCGCCCACGACAGCCAGTTCTGTCCGCCACCTGTTTGATTGATAAGCGCCGCAGGATTGATTAGCGGAATGTAGTATTGTCCTTGCGTCATGTTGCCTACCATGTAGGAAGCGCAATTGCTTTTGAATGCTTCTGTGACATTCATGGTGTTACCAGCACCGAGGTCGATAATAAGTTGCTTGAGTTCTGTGCGAGGATACAGATCAACGTAGCCGATGAATTCTCCGCGCCTGTGAACTTCGTTAGGCTTCACGCGCGTGTCGATAATCATGTTGTAGAGATCAATTCGTTTCCCGTAGTTGCCCGCGTACATCTCTTCCGCACGAGTACCGCCATCTTTGGTAGCTTTGGTAGGATCGTTAATGACGCTGTAAACCTTCTTAGTTTCCCACGCCATCTCCATCGCCATCAAATTGTATTTGAGACCATCGCGAAAAGTCTTGATGAACTCACCACGCCAGCCGAATCGTCTACTGTTGTCAGAAATAACAGATTCCATCTGCAAGCCTTCATCTTGGGCTGATGGTGGAGATACAACTCCGAAGAACGGCTCGCCTGTGCAGAATACTTCTGTCAGGTAGGCAACGCCAGTTTCAACCTGTGGCGCGACTACAGGCACCGTCATGTTCTGCATTTTCCTGGCATCGCCCCAGTAGTTCGCCCATCGCGCTTGCAGTTGCGCTTTCGTCCAGTCGGTTTCCCGATAGTAGAGACGATCTCGATATTCCAGTCCCGCGCGCAAATTGATATTGTTGCCCCCGAGGAACTGATAGATGTTCTTGCAGACGTGGAGCAGCGAAGCATGCTGCGCAGGAGTGAGCCGAATAACTTGATCTGGAGTCATGAGTGTTCCGTGTGTTGTTGGCAGATTAGAAAGCTAGTTCCATAGCATCGCCGAATGTGGCCTCTGACGCAGGAACATCGCTGCCGATTGCAAATACTCTCAAGAGATTAGCGCCGTTCTCGTGCATGATTTTGTGGCAGTACGTTGGCAGATCGAGAACGTCATCTCTATTTGTTGTCTTCAGTGGATTCCAGTGAGTTGCTTGGTCGATAAAGATACTGCGAACGCTCTTGTGAATCAGTATTTCTGGGTCCGCTTTCGCCATCGTTTTCAGTGTGTTGAAGATGCGCGCATTCTTGCCACTAGTGCCTGGGTAGATTTCTAGAATCTGCAAGCCTGCGATTCCCATCTCCCGCATGAAATACTGCATCCAGTATGCGAGAGTCGCTTGGTATGCAACTGATTCCACAAAGATGACTTGAATCTGATAACGCAGGCAAAGTTCAAACGACTTCTTTATTTGCTCTTTAGGGTCGAATTTCCCGAAGGCGAGATCGCGGAACATCGGTTTATCATCGTGGACGAGGAATGCGCCGATGGCAACGTCGTCTGATTTAGTTTTACCAACGGAGGGATCAATAATGACAAATCCTGCCGCTGCTTCGTCGTCAGTAAGATAGTCCGGCGCGGCTTGGATTGCAGTAATATCAACTCCGTGTCGCGCTCCTGCTGTTTCGTCATTCATAACCTCCGCGTAGAAGATCTCAGGATGCCCTAATTCAGTCGTCGATTCCAACTCCAGCAGTAACTCTTCCACTGGTTTCAGTTCTTCCCAGATGCTCTTGCCGTCTTCCAAAATTGCAGCCGTGATGAAGGACAACCAAGTACTTGCAGCTTTCAGCTTCTTGAGAATACTCCCTGGCCACGGATACATATTCCCCACAAAGACATACAAGCAGCGTTCTGGTGCTGCTGTCATCATCAATGTGCCTAGCATCCATGAGAATATCCTCACACTTTCAATTGCAGATTCCGCTTGCTCTTTACTCTGCATGTCGTCCATGATGATGAAATCAGGACGAACGTATTTGATGTTCAAGCCACGAGGTGAACTGCCAGCGCCAATGGCAGCGAGAATAACAGGGCGGCCTCTAAAGTGGAACTTCTTAAGATGAAGAGTATCTTTTTCAAGAGAGAGTCTCCAGTTACCGAAGAGCGAACGAATATTCTGCGAGTCGAGAACGTCAACGACGTCTGCTATGAAGTTCTCTGCTAGACTCTCCGTATTGCAGACGATCAGGATAAACTTACGATCTGTGAACAGCACGGTGTAAACGACAATCAGCTTCAGAAAGATTGTCTTGCCGAAGCCGCGAGGAAGTCCAATTGCTAGTCTCTGCTTTCCTCTCTCGATTGCAAGGTTCGCTGTTATCCATTGCCACAGTGCTTTGAAGATCGGAGGAAACAGGAACTTGAAAATCTCCGGGATGCAGATAGCAGCGAGAAAGTTGAGATCAGCTTGCGCGGCTGCGATACTCTCTTCTCTGCTAGTTGCAACAGTTACGTCGCTCACGCGCGATCTCCGACTTGCGGCGAGTTTCCTGTTTCCTGCATATCAAGAATGTTCTCTACTGGCACTGCTTCATCGGCAAATCCAATTTGTTCGAGCACGCTTTCAACTTTGCGACGCTCCCGCACAACTGCCTGCGGAATTTCTACTTGCGTGATTTCCCCGTTGTCAGAATTCGTTAGCCGCAACTGCTGTTTCTCTTTCATAACTTCTTGCAGGTGTTTCGTTGGTAGCGGCGCCATGCTGCGACCATCAACTTCTACAACTTGCGCAGCAGTATTCATCTGGAAGTGGATAACAGCAGACTGCGGCATGATAAGTTGCACGATTGGCGCGCTTGTATCGCTGCCGTTAGCAAGCTCTTTCGCGGTTCGTTTCGCGGCGTTGGCGATTTGCGCAATTCTGATGATGTCTGCTGGGCGCGTGACAAGAGGAATAACAGCTTCCATCTTCTCCAGTGCTTTCTGCTCCAGCGAGTCCCAGCGACCATCGCGCGCGATAGCCTCTTCTGCTCCCGTTGCTCGCAATTCTTGCACTTTCCTGCGAAATTCCGTATCTTCCATCAGTTGACTGATGTATGACGGATCGCAGCCAACTGCGCTGGCAACAATACTGCCAGATAGTCCTCGTCCGAGAAGTTGTAGAATGCGTTCTGCTAGTTCCATGCTGGCAGTTTCGCACGCGCCCATTAAGAAGACACCTGCGGAATCTTAGCTCATCCGTATAAATACTAGATTTGCGGTAACAGGAGAATGGTAGACAATTTTTAAAATTTTTTAGAAGTATGTGGAGAGTGCAATAGGAAAAGACGCAAGTCAAGGCCTGAAAAGGCCTCCCACCCCCATGAAAACTCTAGCTTTGCAATTGGTAGTTGAGCGGGAGTGAACGAAGTGAACGGAGCGAACTGGTATTTGGAGGTTCGAGCGACGAAGGAGCGAGCGATTTTTGGAACTATCGTATTCATTCCAGCAGCACGAGGTTGTTAGCCAAGTGCTGCCAGAATGACAGGCGGTTACTGCAGCGTAGCGATGTGTCGTTCGTTTGCATCCTGCCCGAACTGCTGCCACAGATCAACGGAGAATCCCTTTGCGCGAAGCAATGGAGTATTGATCTTCGCAGCATAGCGGATAGCAGCTATCAGCAATTGAAAGTGCCGTTGTTTGGTGATGGTTCCGTCTACTGTGCGCGTGAGGGTTACAGTGTAGGTTTTCATATTTGCGGGTTCCTTTCGTTGATCGTTGGTTACAGAATGCTATCGAGCACGTTAGCGCTGCTCTCCACTTTGTCGCGGATCGACTGCAAACGCAGCATCACTCGCAGTCCGGTAGTGCTATCTGCGTCCGATTGCTGCCACAGAGTGGAGAGCAATTTGTCTGCTTTCGCCGGTGTAAGCCCGTGATTGGGAGATGCCAATTTCACGAACTGGTCGCCAATTGCTTTCCCGATAGCATCTCCGTGGCTGGTGCTAACTGCTTTCACCGTGGCAGACTGTTTCACCCATTCGGCTATCTCCGCGCCATTGAGTCTGCCGCTAATTGCTGCCTGCTCTGCTTGCCACGTCAGCAGCGAAGACAGGGAGAATGCGTCTTCGTTTACTTGCGTGCGTGCCCAATTGCTTTCCTCGCAGATCGTTGACAGGTAATCCTTCGCCAGTTCCGCGACTGCATCCAACATGAACAATTCGAGCGCTTTGTTAGCATCGGTTGTCTTAACTGCTGCTGTCCAAATGGTAGCGGGCAGAATGACAGCACGACGAGCGTTAGCAGCAGGGATGGTGCGTTTGTCCGTGCTCTTCCAGCGTGCGACGATTTGCTGCTCGCCGTCCTTCAGGGTTTCAGCGGGAACAGACGAGATGTTCAGGAGGTTAGTAGTGGTTGTCATGATTCGGTTTCCTTTACGCTGTTAGTAGTTAGCGCGTTCGTTGATGGGAGAGGGTTGATTGTTTCACGTGAAACGTGAGGCTTGCGCATTGCACGCAAGTTGCAGCAGCGAACGGTTTTTGTACGGCTCGCATGCTGAGACAAGAACATCGAATTGTTAAAGAGCGTGGACAGTGGGTTGGCGATGCAGCCCCTGCGCATGAATAGTTGCAAGTGCTGTGCCAATTGCACAGTTTTCGCATACCGTTCGTCAGGTTTTTCAGCAGTTTTCGCTAGGTTTATTTGCATTCGCACGAATACGATAGTGTTAGTTTCTGCTGCGAGTTGGCACGGCGTTTGCTTTCTCCTGTCAATTCGCGGCATTCTGACAGAATTGTCCTGACATTTTGCGGCAGAGAACTTCCGTATTCTTTCCGCTCCTGTTGTTTTGCTACCACGTTTGCGATCTCGTTTCACTCGGTCAATTCCACAGTAGACAAGTTTCTTCTTAGACAACTCTTTGTTGTTTCTTCCAGATCGCTCTTATTTCCTCGTTTCCTCGTTTCCTGCTCTTTTCTGTTGATAACTGCTCGATCAATGATTCCTTGGATGTGTAATCAGTGTTCTTGTGTATGTGTGTGCAAAGGCCCTTTTGTCCCTTTTCACCCCCTGATTCGTCCCTTTGCAGTTATTAACTCTGTTGTCTATTGTCTGTTATTATGTTTCTATATACCATGTTTTGATTGTTTGAATTTTAAGTACCCCTAGAATATACCTCATCGACAACTAGTATATTCCATACTCTCCCCCTACGGGTGGAACTACCAGAAGGAATGAGAGAAACGGAAAATAGTAGATGAAGGATCAATCAGGGGCAAAATCCGACACTCCACGCATGAGCACACAGGTACACACATACACTGGTTACACACCCGAGGAATCATCGACCATGCAAGGTAATAGTAGAAAGTGCGAAGCACGGCTAAATCACTCCACCTAACAGCAATACTAAAAGTGAGAGTAATGCAGGCTCGCGTGTTCACGCGCAACACATGACAACTAACAAACTGCCAACCGACGAAGCGCGAAGCGAGGCCCAATCACTGCTGCCAATTGAACCTCTCTTTCATATATATACAAACAAGAATAATAATGTAGTTGAGCGCATTGTGCAATCAGTACCATGCAGGCCCTTGACATCTGGCATGTCGTTTGCTAGTATATATGGGTCAGGCACGCATGGACGGCTGACAACTTTCGTATGCACTCTGCGTACACTGTTATTGGTAATCAACTTCTTTAGGAGAAACTGAATCATGCTAGCAGCTCAAATAGTAGATCATCGTTTTCCGTACTCGATGCGTGCAAAGCACGAGGCCATCACTCGCAACGAAGCATATTGCGGAAACTGGAATTATAACAAGAAAGGAGAAATTCAATTGCGAATCGGCGCATATCATCCTATCGTCTGGGATAACGCAGGCAATGGATACTTTATTGCAGCCGCGCGAATCAGCAATGATTGGCAGCAATCCGCATAACAGCGGAACAACAAACAAATTCACATCTCGTCAACCTTGAAAGAAGAAAGAAGGAAAATCATGGCTCGCACAATCACAAACGAACAAGCTGACACTATCTGGAAAGAAGCAAACGAAGCATATAGCCGGCTGCCTGCTGTTTGGGACGCAGTCTATCCCAAATACTATAACTCCGAAGATGTTGATTATCGCGGAGGAAGAGCAGGAGATGCTGGACACGTTTCTACTGACGAATTCTTCGAGCGCGACAGGACATTCTTGCTTCTCGTGCTGGCAGCAGAGGGAGAACTGTAATGTCACGTACAACTAACAAACAACGCAACAACATTCCTGCTCGTCCAATTCAAAGTCTCTACTTCTATGACGGCAGGAGTACGTTATCCAGCCGCACAGCAGACTTCAAAGGCAACTCTGCTACTCCCCACGGAGCTAAGCGAGCAGCATACAAGCATCTTGACAAGGATTATGGTGATGCTCGCAAAGTTATCATCACTGATCTGCGAACAGGGTTGGAACTGTGGCACATGAGTCTGGTAGCTGCTACTGGTACTATCAGCATTCAAGAAATCTCTCCACGTACTCAGCAAGTTGTTGCTAACGATGTTCGCAGCATGAAAGCTGCGGGCAAGAAAGGATGGTAACTGCAATGGCGCAATCCTTCCAGAACTTCCAGCGCTCCTATCATCCCGATATCGAGACGGAAAACAATCTGCGGCTGCGATTCAACCATCTCTTGAATTGCTGGCAACTGCACAATTACCTGCGATTCACGAATAAGCCGCGCGAATGGAAATGGTTTTCTGTTTCGACAGAGCAAGCAAGACTCTACGCGAAAGAGTTTCATGTTGCAATCAGTGTAGAAGAAACAGTGACGAGCAATTAACCGAATCAACCAGGAGAAACACTATGGGAATGCAGTGCTCATTCGCGGCGGCTGATCTAGAATCAACGTGCGAAACGAAGACAATTCACGATATCGACAGCGACACATACACCATTGAAGTAATTGATCCGACAGGAAGAACAGCAATGGCATTTAATCTAGCAGGTGATTCTTGTTGGTTCGATTGCGGTAGGGCAACAACAGATCAACTAATAAAGATTAAGTTCCTCATTCACAATCGTATCTGCTTTCAATGCAGCTAACAGCAAATCGAATCAACCAACTGAAACACTAATCGAACCATGAACGACACAACAAACTCCCGCAGCGATAACGAATCGCGAATTAGCGTTCCATCACCTGAAGAACAGCTAACAGAGCGCGAACATGCAATTCACTTGCTCTCTTTCCTACCAGAAACGAAGAGCTACACGATCTACTGCAAGCGTACTGGAGTTGCAATTGCAACAATGGAACTCTTGCAGCAAGCTGGCAAACTGCCGTATCTTGCGAACTGGCATGAAACGCAAGCATACCATCCACTCTTCTCGCTGTCGCAGAATCAACTGCTGGCATGGACGCGAAAGAACTGGAACATACTCTTCAAGAGTACAATCGACCATACTAGCGAAATAGAGCGCCAGCAATTCTGTATTGCATTCATGGCGATTCTGCACTCGCTGCGCTGTATCGACCAGACAGTACCAGCACTGCCAGCATTCCACACAGTACAAGCGAACATGCAAAGGCTGCTGGAACTGGCTTACTGGTATAACTTCCTCGACAGTAAGCGCTTCAAGTTTCCAATGCTGCGGATCAGCCGCGTAAACGCCAACGCTGCGCTAACAGATATCTCAGCCTACCTTGATATCTGCGGAAGTGTGCGCCATGACTACGAAACATCGAAAGATGGCAGAGCAGAAGAGGCGAAACTGGAGAGCGCAAGAAAAGCAGAATTATCTGTCCGTCGTGGTCATGTTAGAGCTGTTAGTAAACGCGCGCTCTGGAATTGGTTTCTCTCTTCTATGCTCGATCACAACAGCAAGAAATACGAACTGCAAGAGTGGAAAGAGTGGAAAGAAGACTCTGCTAAGTTGTGGTTCGCAAGTGAGAGTACCCAACTGCAATACTCTCTTGACGATGTTGAAAGCATCGAAGAAGTCTTCCTTACTTCCTGCACACTCGGAACTACTGTTAGCCACGCATTCAAGACGGAATTGAACAGAATCAGGAACAACATCAATTCGCACTTGAAGATCTTTGATATTGATTGGAGTGCGACTGCGAGGCAGAGTGGCGAAGACGGCAACATTCAACGTGTACTGCCTGATGGTACTATCGTTCATTCTGCGCCACCTGAGCCGGGAGATGAACCGAAGATATCAGACTTCTACAATCGCGTAGATTACATCCGCGCTCATGCTAAATGGAAAGTTGCTGGAATGCAATGGAAAGCATGGAATGAGAAGTATGGACAACAAGCAGCAAGTGGCGATCCAGTCGCGCAAGCAAGCAGCGATGAACAAGGAGATAGCGATGAATGAGCTAAAGACTATTCTGGCAGTTAAACCAGATACGAAGGACGCTATCGTGCGTGAATGGATTCGTACTGAATTCAACTTGCCGCAAAGCATGAAAGAGAAGTGTGATGAATTCTTCCTGCGAGTGTGGGAAGGACATTACGTTCTCTCGTGCGTGAAAGATGGTAAGATGATTCGTCACAGTAAAGATAGAGATGGTGGCGAATGGATCGTGCATTGGCAATCAACTCCAGAAGTTGTTCGCCACGCTTCAAAGGTTGCTTGCTCGTTCAGACTCTACGAAGGAGTAGCATATGTGGTCGTGCGTGTGTGGAAAGGAGATCAAGAATGAGCAACGTTAAAACTGGCGATCTCGCCTATATTGTCAGAACTTTTCAAATTAGCCAACGATTGGAAATTCCGCGAGCGATCTACGAAGTTGGCCAACAAGCAAGTGGTGTTGTAATCGTTCACTGCACGGATCGCGACTATAAAACAAGCCTCAAACCAGGCAACTTACATTGGTGGTGTACTGTCAGAGAGCCTATGGCTACTTTTTGGGCTGCTGATGAACGTTGCTGGGTGTATGCTACTACTTTCCCTGTTGCTGACGAATTGCTGCGAAAGATCAGCGGACCAGAAGCAGGAACAGAAGATCATACAGAAATCTTCTCGCCCGATCCCATTGATGCGGAGGAAAGAGTGCGAGTTAAGGAAATGAAGCAACGTGCGGCAAGGAAGTTGCTATCTACGCCATAACTCTCGCATACCCGACAACCAACTAACAACTGTCAACAAGAAAGAATCGAATCATGGTGCAAGGTATTGATCCGGAGATTCTCGCACGAGCAAAGGCGAGACTAGCAGAGATGGAACGGCAGAAGCAAGTAGCCCAGCCGCCACAACCTAAACTCTCGCTAACAGAAATTCTAGCTCGCCAGCAACGCGCGGCTGAATCTCAACCAATTGTTGTTGCTGTTCCTTCGCAGCAAGACTTGCAGAAAGCCTACTTGGCATCTGCTCTTGGTGCTGTTAAGTGGAACGAGAAACAGCATGAAGCCATTTACATGGCAACTCATGGCAAATCATTCTGCTTGATTGGTGCTGCTGGTACTGGCAAGACTACAACTCTCAAAGGCTGCATTCAAGCCTTGCAGATTAACAACCAAATTCTGCCACTGCGGAGTAATACAAAGTATCTGGTGCGAGAAGCTCCTGGTATTGTCTGCGTCTCCTACACTCGCAGAGCAGTGCGGCAGATTGCACGCCAGCTACCAAAAGAGATTGCAGCACATGCTCTGACAATTCACAAGCTGCTAGAATTCGAGCCTGTCTTCTATGAAATTACTGGTCCTGACGGGCAAGTAAAGAAGACTATGCGCTTCGAGCCAACTAGGCACGCAACTAATCCGCTGCCAAATGAATTGAAGATCTGCATTATTGACGAATCGTCGATGGTGAGTACAGAACTCTTTAACATGTTGCGAGCAGCGTTGCCGCGTGATGTGCAATTCATCTTCCTTGGCGACCTGCATCAGCTTCCTCCCGTCTACGGAGAGAGTATCCTTGCCGCGAAACTCACCGAGATTCCAGTTGTGGAACTAACGGAAGTCTACAGACAAGCTCTCGATTCTCCTATCATATCTCTCGCCACAGATATTAAGAACGGATTGCCTGTTCCTTTCGATGGCAAGAAAGTACGCCGCACTAGTCCTGACGGCAGCAGTACGGTCACGATCAACGCATTCGGGAAACAACTCTCCAAAGAAGACGCTATTGATGCTTTCGTTCATACCATCAAGAACGTCATTACCAATGGTCACTTTAACGAGGAAGAAGATGTTATACTCATGCCCCACAACGTCGGAGTTGGCACTCTGGAGCTTAATCTTCATATTGCCAATACTCTTGGTCTTCAAAGGAAGGCCGTTACCCATCATGTTATCGCTGGCTTCATTCACTGGTATCTTGCAATCGGAGATAGGCTGCTGGTTGATAAGCAAGATTGTGTGATTCGTGGTATCGAGCGCAACCTGAAATACGTTGGCAAGGTTCCTCTTGAGCCAGCAGAAACGCTAGATCGTTGGGGCGCGTATCAGGATACGAAAGAGCATCACCACTTGGAAGAAAGCGATGAAGACATTGATGATATGTTGCAACGAATGTCTGACGCTATGGTGGAAGACAAAACTAATCAGGCATCTCACGTGCTGGTACTTGAAAGCCTCGATAGTGGAAAAGAGTTTCGAGTATCAGAAGTTGGCACCATCAATAATATGGTGTTCTCCTATGCGCTCACAGTTCACAAGTCTCAAGGTAGTGAATGGCGGAGAGTATTTCTTTTCTTGCATAACAGCCACCATGCAATGTGTAGCAGGGAGCTTGTGTACACTGCTGTCACTCGCGCGCGAGAAGACCTCGTCATTATCTGTGAACCTGATCGCAGAGATAGCGCAGGAACTCTCACGAAAGCAGCAAGAAGTCCACGCATCAAAGGCGATACTCTCGCAGAGAAGTTAGATTGGTTGAAAGCTAGAAGTTTGGAGCGCATGAAAAATGGCGAAGACGAACTTGAACTTACAGGAAAGTGAACTTGCTTTCCAGCGGCTGCTAATTGCAGCCTATCTACAATCCACTCGCGCACTCAT